ACATCAAAACGATATACAAAGAGATAGGTTCTGTGTTACAAGACAAAAACAAAAAGCCTGTCAAAGAACAAGGAGATCCTGTGATACAAATAGGAACCGTATTTCACAACTATCGAACTGGCGACAGAAATAAAGTCATCTTGGTCAAAGGACCCACGGATGATACACCAGAGAACGAAATATGTGATTCATTAGAGGAATATAGTATCAAAGTCATACGTTGTGAATCAGAAGCAAAGATGCTAATCGAATGGTCTAAGCTGTTAAGAAAAGAGGACCCTGATTTCATAACAGGTTACAATATCTTTGGTTTTGACTTTACCTATTTATATGAAAGAGCAAAAGTATGCTTTCCTTGTAAAAAAGGATGCAATCCAAGATACAACAAGCATTCTTCAAGTTGTATAATGAGACAGTTTCTGAATATGGGTATCATGGATTCAACCGATAGTGATGCCACAAAACATAGTGGAAAACTCTGTAAATATATAGCCAAAGATTTGAATTCATCTGCACTCGGTGAGAATGCACTCGGATACTTTCAAATGGACGGTCGTGTATTGTTTGATATTCAAAAAGAGGTACAGAAAAGTCATAGTTTAGAATCATATAAACTTGACAATGTCGCTGCTCACTTTATGAGAGGCAAAGTCAAAGAAATATCTGATAACCTGATATACACCGAACTAAAAACACTGAAGGTTGGTGATTATGTCTCGTTTCGTACTCATTGTAACATAGGAGAACAACTATACAACAACGGAGAGAAATATCAAATCACAGAGATATACAAAGAAACCAATAAAATTGAATTATCAGCATTATTAGAAATTGATTTGAGTCAGTATCACAAAGTGGAATGGTGTTTAAACAAAGATGATATCACACCTCAAGATATCTTTGACAAACATCAAGATACAACCCAAAGAGGGGCCAAAGGAAGAGCCGAGGTAGCGAAATATTGTATTCAAGATTGTGAGTTGTGTATTGATCTGTTATTGCTATTGGATTTGATACCCACGAATCTGGCTATGGCTAATGTATCATTTGTTCCTGTATCATACATCTTTCTAAGAGGACAAGGAGTCAAAGTAACTTCCTTAGTTGCAAGACAGTGTAATCTACTCAATGTTCGAATGCCAGACTTACGAAAGATGCCTTTGATGAGAGATTATGTCAGATTGCTGAAAAATGGTGAGTCAAAAAAAAGTGTTCGCGAGGCAATCATAGAAGACAATTCCAAATTTGGAAAGCCCAAAGATTGGGAGGTGGATGAATGGATGGAAGAAGCGATGTCTATCTTTACCGGAGACAAAGGCATGGAGGGATATGAAGGAGCCATTGTACTGGATCCCAAACCGGGAATCTATCTAGATGATCCTGTCGCGGTTCTTGATTATGCATCACTGTATCCGAGTTCAATCATTGAGAAAAACTGTTCACATGAGACACAAATTGATGAATCACAACTGGATAATTTCAACAAAGAAGATTATCACAAGGTTGAATATGAAAACTATGAATATGTTCTGAAAGGCAAAGGCAACAGTGTTGACAAAGTCTTGAATACCAAACAACCCAAAAAGACATGCTACTTTATCAAACCAAAGTTCTTACAGGAAAACGGTATTAAAGAAGATGACGCGCGTGGTATTATTCCGATGGCATTACAGCATCTTTTGAGAGCGAGAAAAGACACAAAACAGAAAATGAAATTAGAGAAAGATGAGTTCAAATATAAAGTCTTAGATTGTGAACAATTAGCGCTCAAAGTCACGGCCAATTCAATATATGGTCAGTTGGGAGCACGAACCAGTCCTATCTGTAAGATGGAATTAGCGGCAAGTACAACAGCGATTGGTAGAGAAAAGATTGATATCGCGAAACAAGGAGTTATGGTATGGGCTGAGAAAAAAGGATATGAACCACCTGATGTTGTGTATGGTGATACAGATTCAGTGTTTGTGAAGTTTAGTCGTGTGAAGGATGGCAAAACATTGGAAGGAAAAGAGGCATTAGCGCATTGCATTGAATGTGGGAAACAAGCAGGGGATTACATCACACATGGGATATTGAAAGATGATTCTACGGGGGAAACAAAGACTACGCCGGAAGACGCTTTACTTGACGATCCCCAAGATTTAGAATATGAAAAGACCTTTTGGCCGTTTATCTTGATTTCAAAGAAACGATATACAGGTGACAAATATGAGTTTAGTGCAGATGAGATACCCAAACGCACTGCGATGGGTATTGTTCTTAAAAGAAGAGACAATGCCCCGATAGTCAAACATATCTTTGGCAATGTGATTGAAATCATCATGATTGAGAAAAACTTTGACAAAGCACTCAAATGGATGAAACATGCTCTGTTAACAATTCAAGGACAAGACATAAGCAAGTTTGTCATAACTAAATCATTACGAGGCTATTACAAAAATCCAGAACAAATCGCACACAAAGTGTTAGCAGATCGTATGGCAGAAAGAGATCCCGGAAACAAACCCAAAGCCAATGACAGAATACCGTATGCCTATATTGAATTACCGGATGAAGTATTGTATGACACAGAAAATCCATACAAGAGCGGTCCACGAAAAGGAAAACCAAGAGAACGAGCGGTCAAACAAGGAGATCGCATCGAACATGTGGATTACATCAAAGAGCACAACAAACGACTAGATTATGCCTTTTATATAACCAATCAGATAATGAATCCTGTCAAACAAGTGCTTGACTTGAATATGGATGCGAAAAAGACAGAAGAAATATTCGCAGAGATTTTACAAAAATTAAAATCCAACAATGAGGTATAAACAATGCTAGGAGGTGCAATGAAATCGGTATCCAAAAAGTTGATGAACGATTATCTAGGTGATACGTGGATGATGCTAGCATTTGCAGTCATCTTTTTGTTGTTAAAGACATATGTGGTGCAATACACGTACAATGCTGTGTGGCCTCGTCTGGTAGAGAATAGCGGAGGTTCTACTGAACGATTCCGTCCCTTACGATTTCATGAGGCATTGATGCTCGTGTTGTTTGTGAGCTTTGTCTTGTAATCTTGTAATCTTGTAAAGATAGTATCAGTTGCTTTTTTGTAACGCGGGTTTTTTAACAAGTTTGTTATATCTGAAATTTTTTTCTAGCAGGTGGTATAACATACAATGGGAGGAGGTCTAATGCAACTTGTCGCTTACGGCGCTCAGGATATCTACCTTACAGGTAACCCGCAAATCACGTTCTTTAAGGTGGTCTACCGCAGACACACTAACTTCTCGATGGAATGCATTGAGCAGACGATCCAGGGAGCCAGTACTACCGCGGGTGGAAGTGGCACCGTCACTGTGTCTCGCAATGGTGACCTTGTGTACAAGGTGTATGTGACATCGAGCACTGCTGGAATTGAGAGAGGAGACGCTCTTGTGAGCCAGGTGGATTTGGAAATCGGTGGTCAGTTAATTGACCGTCAGTATGCTGAATGGCATCGTATCTGGGACGAGCTCACAACACCAGAATCCAAGGCAGATATGTTCCGTATTATGAAATGTGATGTTCTTTCCGCAGGTGATTCATCAGGAGACAATGGGACTAATCACGGAGTCGGAATGGTTCAGATTCCATTAAAGTTTTGGTTTTGCCGGAACCCTGGATTGGCACTTCCTTTGATTGCTCTTCAATATCATGAAGTCAAGCTTAAGTTTACTTGGGGAACCAAAGTGAAAGTAAAGCCATCCGCTGCTGCCGGCCTGGAAGCGACGTGTCAGGTTTGGGCGGATTACATCTATCTTGACACAGATGAGCGCAGACGTTTTGCCCAAGTGTCGCACGAATACTTGATTGAACAGCTACAAAAAGAAACATACACGACAGGCGCTGGCGACAAAAAGCTGAACTTCAATCATCCAGTGAAAGAATTAATCTGGGTGACTGAAGGTGGTAATGCCTATGGAACGGCGAAGCTGACTCTGAACGGTCATGATCGCTTTGCGGCGCAAGAAGAAGAATACTTTCAGCTTCGTCAACCTTATGATTACCACACGGCTATTCCTCGCAACAACACGCCGAGCCACCCAGCACATTTCCATGCTTCACATGCTGTTTCAAAGACCTTTCTGAAACACACTAACGGAAAAGGGATTGAAACGACGGCCATGACTAATGCCGATTTGACTCTAGTCACAGTTGCGGCATCTGCTGATCCGTTAACTGCTGCTCCGGCGGCAGGCGCAGCCATTGCTGATGCCACAAATGAGTTCTCGTGTTTTCTAGTGGGTGCATTAGATGGTCAGAGTGGAATAAATGCAGGGTCAATCGCTCCAAATTTCGCAGTTATTATAGAATTCAGCGATGCTTCTGCAGGTACTACTCACGAATTTGTTAGACATATAAGCCGAATTGTCCTGTCTACTTTGGGTGCTGTGGATCAGATTGCGGAACTAAGAAGTGATTTAGGACCGTTGCATCATTCAACAAGCTTGGCCTCCGTATCAGCATCGATAGATGAAGCTACATTAACCGCTGGAGGGGCAGCAAATCAATTAACGAATCAAACAGGTGGTGCACTATTGGTGTCTCTTGATGAGAAAATAACACTCCCCGATAGTGTACAAAGCGGTCGAGATCTCATAAGAATTTCTGTCCCTCCCGATCCTAACCAACATATAGTAGATGAAGAAGTGGGAGTAACTGGTGTCTCTGCAAGAACATCTCAAATGAAAAAGAAGATCAATGTGTACTCATTTGCACTCAAGCCAGAGGAACACCAGCCATCGGGAACCTGCAACTTTTCTCGCATTGACAGTGCCAAACTCAACTTTTCGTCCGATCCAGGGGCTGCCGGAAACATCTATGCTGTCAACTACAATGTCCTTCGTATCATGAGTGGTATGGGTGGTCTCGCCTACTCCAACTAAATACAACTATATACAACTATATACAACTAAATACAACTAATTGAGTTTTAAGAACTAGAGTGTAATTCATAAAACACATTTTCCAAGAAAATTCACAGACAAATACAAATCTGCGGATTTTTTAATAGGTTTAGACTCCGTTAAATTTTTTTCTAGAAGGAGGTATAACATACAATGGGAGGAGGTCTAATGCAACTTGTCGCTTACGGAGCTCAGGATATCTACCTTACGGGTAACCCGCAAATCACTTTCTTCAAGGTTGTCTATCGCAGACACACCAACTTCTCGATGGAGTCCATTGAGCAGACGATGAATGGAGCTTCCGCCACATCTGTTGGCGCAGGGACATCGTCCGTAACTATTTCTCGTAATGGTGATTTAGTTAATAGAGTATTCATACAGATTCTAAATTCCGGTGCTTTCACAGACACTTCCGCCGAAAATGGAACACACTATATCATTGATAACGTTGAGTGTGAAATTGGTGGACAACAGATTGATAAACACTATGGTCATTGGTTAGAGACGTGGGCTGAATTAACACAACCCAATGAACACGGTGAAACGGCTTTAGTTACAACCCTAGGTGGAGAAGCAGTTACCGCAACTGATACTATTGATCACAACGGTTCTAAATTCCAGAGAATGACTGGTTCTGGGGGTGTCACTGCTGGAACCCTCGTGAGTGCTACGTATTATGTCCCACTACAATTCTGGTTCTGTAGAAATCCAGGTCTCGCTTTACCGTTGATTGCTCTTCAGTATCATGAAGTCAAGCTCAAGATTGCATGGTCCGCTGTGAAAGCAGCGGCTCAGTCCTGCTCTGTATGGTGTGACTACATATATCTTGACACTGATGAACGTCGGCGTTTCGCACAGGTATCCCACGAATATCTTATTGAACAGGTACAGTATCAATCTTATGGCGACACCAACGGGACTAAAGATCTTAACTTTAACCACCCGGTCAAAGAATTAATATGGACCGGTGCCAGAAACGCTGGGACTCTCAATCCTATTGCATTAGCGGGGGATTTTCACCTCAAACTAAACGGACATGACCGCTTTGCAAAACGAGACTTCACATACTTCACGCGGTGCCAGATATGGTCATACCACACCGGATTTGGTGGAATTAACCTAAGAGACAGCATCGGAGTTTATTCATTTGCTCTGAAACCGGAGGAACACCAGCCATCTGGAACCTGTAATTTCTCTCGCATTGATAATGCACAATTAGTTATGGGGACTGGTGCAGCTCTCGAAGTGTATGCTGTTAACTATAATGTTCTTCGCATCATGTCGGGTATGGGTGGTCTCGCTTACTCTAACTAAGCAAATAATTAAAAATATTATTGAAATAAAATTATATATTAAAATATTAAAGTAAAATTATATATTAGAAAATAAATTCCTTCTAAGTTCTACATTCGATAAACTTTGAATTAAACTTTCAAGTCTTTCTTCTAATACCTTAACTCTTTCTTCTAAACTAGCCGAATCTGATGATACAGCTGGTTCAGTCGTTAATATTTCTTGTACATTTTGAACCACTTCCTGAGTCGTAGGCGCAGATTCTTCTGGCGCGGGTGCAGGGTCTTCTGGCGCAGGCACGGGGTCTTCAGCTGGCGCAGATTCTTCTGGCGCAGGAGCTGGGTCTTCAGCGGGTGCGGGATCAGAAAGCATTTCTTGCACAACAGGGTCGGAAACGTCACTCATAGTATATATGAGAAACAGAGGAAAATTATTTAAGTGGTTTCATTAATCCGCAAAATTTGACCATTCGTACAGATTAGTGTGTACACAAACAAAAACTCCACTTAAAACATAACCTATCATTTACACAAATGAGCAAAACAATCTATGCGGGAAACAAAGGACTCGCGAATTTAGGAAATACATGTTATATGAACTCGGCATTGCAGTGTCTGAGTCATTTATTAACCTTTCATCCACTCAATGAAAAGTTTCAGGCAGAGTGTGAAGCGGCGGAAAGTGAATCAATGATTGATGCGTGGTTTGAGTTTCAAAGAGAAATGTGGAGTAATACCAGACAAAAGATGGTCGTTCCAAGAAATCTATTAGAGAGATTTCAAGATTTATGTGAAACACATGATCTGTATTTTGAAAACTTTGAGCAAAATGATGTCCATGAGTTCTTGGTATTGTTTCTGGATTTGATGCATCGAGGCATTACTCGTTCTGTGAAGTTTCATATATCTCCAAATGAAACCAATGAAATCTCTATCAAAGCATACAAATCGTGGTGCGGATTTTATGAAAATGACTATTCGTATATTGTGCATAATTTTCATTCTCAAAAGATATTGTTAACATCCTGTCCCCATTGTGATTATATTACAACCAATCATGAACCTGAACAAGTCTTGACAGTGGAAATACCACGAAATGCGCAAACGATAGAAGATTGCTTAGAATATCACACACGAAAATACACATTAGATACAGACAACTTGTGGACATGTGATGAATGTCAAACAAAATCACGAGCAATACAACGAACCAAATTATGGAAAACACCTGATATCTTGATCATATTATTGAAGAGATACAGTGGAAAAAGAAAGATTACGCGTCACATTGCATTTGAAGAAACTCTTGACATCAGAGATTACACAATCAATTATGCATATCAAGGATGTAATCCAAGCACAGTCTATGCATTACAAGGTGTCTCTGTACAAGATGGTTCATTAGGAGGTGGTCATTACTATGCATATTGTAAAAATCACCTAGACAAACAATGGAGATGTTATAATGATACAACGGTAACTACAACACCCCTTGACACAGTCAAGAAATCAAAAGGCTATGTCTTCTTTTACAAACGTGTGTAATATAAATTATCTACTTACTTTACTTACTTACTAATTCAATAAACAACCCATTTTTTGTTTTTTCAATCCTATCTATAAATTCAGGATATTTGCTTTTAAGATCGTCTGTTTTAGCAATCAATATTTTTTTTATAGTTGGACCCGTTTGCTTTCCTTTCATACGCAAAATACTTTTTGTAAGTGTCGCGAGTTCCTGTTCAAGAGCTTCCCTTGTACTTATCTTTGCCCGTGCTGTTGCTTGTTCTTCTAAAAGTGCACGTCTTTCTGTATCTTCTATTTGTTTGCGTCTTTCGATTGCTTCTTGTCGGGATTCCTCAACAAAACTTCTGTAAGTAGTATACATATTAACGAATGATTCAAATTGTTGTCTATCTTTATCGGTCACTTCACTTATGCGAATTGCATTAAAAATCTCGTACAATGTTACTATATAATCAAATGCGAGTATATTTTTTTCATATTCGGCTTTTCTACGTCGTAATCGTATCTCAATAACTTCACCTCCAATCATGCATTGAATCTCTCTAGGTTGTTGTCTTACAAGTTCTATTACAGAACGAGCGTGTGGTTCTTCCAGAGGTGTACTGGATTCTCTTTGCGTGAGAGTTCCCCGCGATTCTTGTAGACCTTCCACAGTCTCTTGTCTTATGGGCATTGCTTCAATATTTTTCATAATCAATGTGTAAGCTAGTTTAGGATCGGGGACGGCAAACCCATTTTGATAACCAAAGAGTATGTTTACAAAAGCTTTCACTCTATCAGGTGTATAGCCACGTGGTAATTCTATTTCCATGGAACCCATGGCAGAATCTATCATAGAACACACTTCCTCTTTTGAGTTTTTCTGTAAAATCGCTGAAGTGAGGGCCGTTGAAAGCGACATTGCTTGTTCTTCTGAATGGGGAAGTTGTAATTGTCCCACATCAATCCCAGTAACGGGTTTTGCTATGGCAGATGCTCCAATCGCTTCCCTCTGACTATGTATGGATTTAACTTGTTCATCTAAAACATGTGAAATAATGATGTCAATCAATTCTGTGGTTAGCATGTGAAACCGACATAGTTGTGTTGTTGTAGTAAGTATATCAGGAACCCCACTATCCATCGTATAATGTTTTACAAATTTTTTTGACAAGTGCATTAAAGCATCATTCAAAACTATATTGTAAGAATCATTTATACTTACGAGATACTCACGAATGTGAGATGGATCATCTGCGGGTGTAGAAAGGATTCTACGAATCTGTGCCCGCCTTGCTTCGTCTATTGCCGCTGCCTTGGCTTCCGCTCTTTTTCGTCTCATAGCTTCCGCATATTGGGCATAATCCTCTTGAGTCTGAATGGACGCAGCCGTCCACTCTACCTCCTGCCCTTGAGAAACTGCATCTGCACCTGCCTCTGCCTCTGCCTCTTGCCCTTGAGAATCTGCACCTGTATCTGGAGGGGTCCCTTGCATTAGTATTTACTATTCACTTACAAAAAAATTAAAGAAGCGACCACGTGTTTCCCCTGTTTTCATATAATTGACCATCTTTTCCTCGCAAGACAACATGAAGCGGAACACACTCTTCACAATTACCTAATCCTCGGGGCGTTGGTTCTGAACCAGTGTAGTGGTGTGTGCCACATTGACACGCTTTTTTATGAGATGATACACCTTTTGATCTATGTATCTTTGATCGGTATGTGTTTTTTTGAGTTTGTTTGCGCTTTTCCCTCGCAACTTTCCTGGCACGTGTGCTTGATTTATGTTTGGTTTTGTGTTTGCGTTTGTCCATAGAACGTTTCATCTTGGAAAAGGACACTCCTGCACCATATTGAGGCATCGTATATCCATAACAGTTATATTAATTCAAGAGTCCTCATAAGAATCTTCTTCAGAAACTTCGTCATCTATGGGTACCACACAAGAATGTAAAAACTCAATGAAATCAGCAGGGTTTCTGCGAGTAGGTCGTTCAAATAATCGTAGCTTGTAATGATGATTTTCTTCAACTAATCCTTCAAATAAGCAACCGATTTCTTCAAGATATTTCAATTCAAACTCTTCTAAACCTGTAATACTACTCATAAATACTTATCATATAGCATATTTATAAACTGTCTTGTAAACGAATCTTCATCTAACACGACATCATAATCTGGTAGTCTTTGTAACCAACTGTAATATTGACGTGCAATCGGTTGTAAAATATCAAGTACATACACATCACTTTCGTATGCGACTGTTTGTGAGACCCAACGGTCGAAATCGGGTTTAACATGCGTGATTGGGATGGGGGGCTCTTTGTAACGATTCATCCTTGTCTGATTGTTGTTTCTTGACAAAACGTGGATCGTTTTTTTGTATATATGAACGAATCACATCATTGACATAGTCAATGGTACAACTGTCATGAAATACCAACCTTGGAAAGTGATTGGTATGCCACTCAAATTGAGATTTTTCAGATTCGTGTTCTCGGTTTCGTAAGTGATCTTCAAATGTGTCAGGATAAAATAGACGGAGACGATATTCTTGAACTTCTGGTCGTATGACTAATTGAATTACAGACCACCCATGCGTAATCAGAGCATCATATTCATTTTGATATCTTAAATCGTCAATAATACAATGAGTTTTATCTTGGGTTTCTTTGATCACATAATTGACCCACACATCAGGATCTATGTCTCTCATCTTGGTACCGATACTTGTAAGTAACGTTCGGTCTTTGTGCAAGGGATCCATATCAAATAAATCGGACGCGACATGTTTGACCTTTTTTCCAAAACTATAAATCTTGTATCTGGAATCAATTTCACAAATCATTGTAGCCAGAGTGGACTTCCCACTGCACATTTTTCCACAAATTGCCAGTTTCATAATTACTATAGACAAGATCAGAAACTCTGTTTAGATGATTTCAAAATCGCGCTTTTGAAATCAATCGTACTTAAAAACTACCCCAAGTAATATGGATAGTCAGACAGGTCAAAAAATGCGCGTACTCAAAAGAAATGGTGAATACGAAGAAGTATCTTTTGACAAGATTCAAAAGCGTCTTAAGCAATTGTGTGTAGGTGACGAGTTTTCTCAAAAGCTTACCCTTGATGAAACAACCATCGCACAAAAAGTAGTTCAAGAAATTTACGATGGTGTCAAGACATCTGAATTAGATGAATTGTCATCGCAGATTGCAATTGCTATGTACTCCAAAGATCCTCAATATAAAACATTAGCAGGTCGTATTGTCATATCCAATCATCACAAAAACACAAAAGATACTTTCTCAGAAAAAAATCAACAACTCTATGAGTATGTTAATAATGATGTGAAAAAACCATTGGTTGCCGATTACTTGTATGAGATGGTCATGAAACACAAATCGGAAATTGATAGTGCAATAGATTACACGCTGGATTACAAGTATGATTTCTTTGGTTTCAAGACACTTGAGAAAAACTACTTGTATAAACTTGACAAGCGAATTATAGAAAGACCTCAAGATATGTTGATGAGAGTTTCGTTGTCTATTTATCGTGATAGTTTATCAGATGCACTTGACAACTACAAAATGATGTCACAACATTTGTTTACACATGCAACACCCACCTTGTATAATGCAGGATCCCGAAGAGAACAATATGCAAGTTGCTTTCTACTACCCATTGAATCTGATTCGGTGGTGGGTATATATGATACGCTCAAAGATTGTGCTTTGATATCCAAGCATGCAGGAGGCATTGGATTATCGATTCACAATATACGAGCATCGAATTCTTATATTGCGGGAACCAATGGATATTCCAATGGTCTGGTTCCGATGTTGAGAGTGTTTAATGACACTGCCAGATATATTGATCAAGGGGGTAATAAGCGAAATGGATCGTTTGCGATATATTTGGAGCCGTGGCATGCAGATGTGATGGAGTTTTTAGAACTCAAGAAAAATCACGGAAATGAGCTTGAAAGAGCACGAGATTTGTTTTATGCATTGTGGATACCTGATTTGTTTATGAAACGAGTCAAAGCGGATGGTATGTGGTCACTTATGTGTCCTCATGAATGTCCAGGTCTAGCCGATGTTCACAGCGAATCGTTTAACAATCTTTACCAGAGATACGAATCTGAGAAACGATATCGCAAACAAGTCAAGGCACGAGTCATCTGGAATGCAATATTGACATCTCAAATAGAAACCGGAACACCCTATCTTTTATACAAAGATGCTTGTAATCAAAAGAGCAATCAACAAAACTTGGGAACAATTAAGTCATCTAATTTGTGCACAGAGATTATTGAATACACATCACCTGAGGAGACAGCTGTATGTAATCTAGCCTCGATTGCATTGAAGCACTTTGTCAAGCCATCTGAAAATATAGACAAAGAGTATGTGATTTTCAGTAAACCCGATTGTGTATATTGTGATTTAGCGAAGAGTTTGTGTGAAAAGTTAGGAGTCACATATACAACAGAAGATTACAAATCTCTAACAGATATATCGGGACAATTTCCACTCGGTGTGAAGTTTCCTAAGATTTATGTAAGAAATGAACAGAATCGTACATTAATCGGTGGGTATACAGAACTGGAAGAGTACTTGAGACCCAGTTTTGACTATAATAAACTCAAAGAGATATCGGGACAACTCACGAGAAATCTGAATCACGTGATTGATTACAATTATTATCCTACAGAGAAAACACGAAGGTCAAACTTGAGACATCGTCCGATAGGAATCGGTGTACAAGGATTAGCGAATGTGTTTTTTGAGATGGGATATGCCTTTGATAGTGAAGAGGCGCGAGATTTAAATGCGGATATCTTTGAAACGATTTACTATGGTGCCTTAGAAGCGTCTATGACACTTTCAAAACAACGAGAACAAGATATGATTTTGTATAAACAAGGGATGGATCAATACGATGACACAAAAAGCACGGGAGAGTGTGTGGATTCACACAAGATGAATCAGTTACAGAAAGCGCTACATCCAATCATAGAAGAATACAAAGACAGAGATGAGTATTTGGGAACCTATTCGAGTTATATAGGATCACCAATGCATCAAGGAAAGTTTCAGCATGAATTATGGACAAATTCGATACAGCCCTCTGGGATGTGGGATTGGGAAGCTTTGAGAAAAGATGTCAAGCGATATGGGATTCGTAACAGTTTGTTGTTAGCACCTATGCCAACGGCATCCACGGCGCAGATTCTTGGTTCTTATGAATGTTTTGAACCACCACAAACAAATGTATATACGAGACGAGTATTAGCTGGAGAATATATGGTATGGAATGATTATATGATTCGTGAATTACAGTGTTTGGGTATTTGGAGTCCTGAACTCAAAGACAAGATTATAGTCAACGATGGTTCATTGCAGGGGATAGCAGAAATACCCGAGTTGATACGGAATCGTTACAAAACTGTATGGGAGATAAAGCAAAGAGTGTTGATTGATATGGCAAAAGAGAGAGGTCAGTATATTTGTCAGTCACAAAGTTTGAATTTGTTTTTAGAGTCACCCGATATTCAAAAGCTGACAAGCATGCATTTTTATGCTTGGTCACAAGGATTAAAGACAGGGATTTATTATCTAAGAAGTCGTCCTTCATCCAAAGCGATACAGTTTTCAGTCAGTGCTCAGCCAGAATCAGCGTGTGAAAGTTGCAGTGGTTAAAATATAAGGAACAATATATGAAAACCAAAAAGAAAAGCAAGAGGAGTCGTAGAAAATCAGTTCTTCCCAAAGTTGTGATAAGCGTTCCTCATTCAAATCCAATTGGAGATGGAGACCGTTATAGTTTGCACCATGCATGCAATTTGAAACGAAAAATAAAACAATCGAAACGATTGTTTATTCACAAAAAAATACGAAGAAGTGGGATATCAGATGCGAATCGGGTGTTTACTCCTTGGAAATCATTAATGCGAATGTATGAAAAGATTGCAGAGAAGGGTTATCCATCCATAGCGCTCGATGTACATTCATTTGACGAGGTTCCTCCACAATGGAATGTTCCAAAAGATAGTATATTGGTGATTATGGCAGAAGGTAGTAATTACCAATTGTTACAAACAATGCAGTGTCCATTTCCTGTCATTGAAGGTTCACATGACAATCGTAATATTGTAAGGGCGCGTATACACAATATACCGGCACTATTAGTTGAATTCAAAGGAGTACCACTGGATTCTCCAGAAGTATATACACAGATATCTCAGTTTTGTAAACGATATCATCAAGTGTATCTAAAAAAATATGGAAGACCATTCATAAATACCACTGATATCAAACTATGAATGAATATTTGCTACATGAAGAATTACGAGAGGCAGTTGAGATTCATGTTATGATGCATTGGGAACGTGATTGGAAACGTACATGGAAATGGAAGTTGTTTCGTAGAGAGCCAAGTCAACGATGGATTGAAAGATACATTGACAAAACAACAAAAAAGCATATATCGGGGAAACAAAGTTAAAGATGTTCGTGTATGGATCTACTAATAACAATGACTGATTTTTGGACTCGTATAGGAAAATGTTATATTGTAGATGCAGAAGATGTGTCTCGATTTACAGAGGATCCAATACGATTTATCCGGACACAACATGGAGATTTATTTGAGATGATAAGAAAGTTGCGAAAAGCTGTGAAAAGACATATTCTAGATGAAGAGGCGTTGTTAGATAAGAGAGAAAAGACAAAGCCAGAACATCATATAGACGTTACCAAAAAGCTACAAACACACAAAGCGCAACATGAGAGTTTTGTCAAGTCTCTTGAAGAGTTAGAAAAGATGTTTGAAACACATATTCAGGATTATGACAAGATACATATCCATCGTTTGTGAATTTCACGACATTTACATGAGAGTGTAACTACTAGAAGATAATGATTTACCATATCCACCATATCCTTCAACGCCTCCCGTATGTTTCATCCCCTTCATATGTTTCATTCCCTCCAGTTGCATTCCCTCCATACCGGAAGAACTTGCTCCCATCATTGAAGGCATCTGAGGAGAATCAGACTGCATAACCTGATTTTTTTGCGAGTCAATAGCTTGTTTTTGAGCTTCTGTCATTTTCTTGATAGCAGCACCATGAGAACCCATAATGTATGCCAAGAAAAACGAACCCAATATTAACATAAAGATCATAAAGACAACCGGTAACAACAGGAAAAACCATGCCATTCGGGTGTGACCATTCTTGCACAGATAATTCAAGAAAACCAGCCATAAAGTGGCAAACAACAACTTGAAAAATAGTCCCATCATAGTATAATTGTGAACAACTACATCGTTATCACTATCTTTCTTGTGGTCTGCTTCCATCATCATTACGACGTAAAAGACAGTTGAAAGTAGGGTGATAAATAAATACACTTTAGCGGGAGTGCATAATCCAGAAACAAACTTGCTAACACCTTTCATACTTTTCATAGTTATGCTGTATTCATAGAAAAAAATACAGAATAATATGTTATCTCATAGAATCAATTTCTTGGAATAATTGCACGCGACTGTCAATGATTTCTTTCAGTGCTCCAGTGGGTTTCTTTTGAGGTTTAGGTGGAGCGATATACTCTTTAACTTCATGTATTTTGCGTTTTTTGTATTCTAAATTCACACCGAGTTGCGTTTTCACAAACAAGTTGACATCAGTTCGCAAAGGAACTCTTAAGTTTAATGGTAAACTGAGATATCCCACGCAATGATACAGATAGGGTAATCGTGTGGTTCGTTTGCCACAGGTATAGTCATATGTGAACAGTCGAAACAAAGCGCGTATTTGGTGTTTCACTATATCATCTCTTGTATTGGCTTCTAAAAAGACAACTTCCCAAACAAGCCATATCATATCTTTTCCATATTTGGATGATACGCCATTGATTTCTCTGGTTTCAATTTCAAATCTACGTTTCAATGTTTTTTCTCGTTTTTCCCATTGTAACAGCCATTGAATCCAGTAACAAACCTGGGTGTATCCGCCATGTGTGTTTTTCAAATGAAACAATAGTTCATTCATAATGATGCGAAGTTCTTCAGGATCTGTAAATCGAATCATCGATTGAGGAAGTAGTTGCATAGTTGCAGACATGTTATCTTGTACACTTTGAAACTTGAATTCTGTTTTTGGATTAATCTTCGAGAGTTTGTCATATCTTTGAGTTTTGGGTGATGTACATAACATCACAGCTACATCGGTCAAGACATTTCTTACAGATTGTGTATTTCGTATATGAATCAACTGATCTTTTTCTTTTCTACCTATATGATCAATTGATTTACGAAAGGTAAAATATCGTCTCCATAAATACTGAGGTAATACTGGATTGTTGATGTGGATAACTTTTGAAGCGTGAATACACAACTTGTCCATCATGTCAGATGCATATCCAGATATAACACATTCTGCAACCCAAAAACACGTATCTTCAATCTTGCCCTCATCAATGCTTTTAAACAATGCTTTTTGTACATCGGTCTTTTTGAAACCAGAAAAGGTTTTGTCTTTGAAACATTCGGAAGGTCTGGGATCTGTAATTAGATACTGAGCATCCATAATAACTCATACTCAGAATAAAAAATGATAAAGATAACTTAGTTACGACGTTTCTTTCGGGTGCGTCTTCTTGAACGCCTTCGGGTTTTTCCTTTCATCTTTTCTTGTGCTTTTTCTTGAACCTTTTTTGCCTTTTGTTTTGCCTTTCTCCACAGACCCTTACCTATGTCACCAAATTCGTAATAGTCACTCTCCTCTCCTGTGACAAACTCTTTTAGCCGATTCATTTTAGATTCTTTCATTTCTTTTTTTATTTGTTCACGAAAGTCTGCTTCCATTTTTGCCTTTCTTTCTTTTCTTAGTCGTTGTCGTTCCTCTTCGATTTTCTTTTCATGGTGAGCCTTTCTTCTCGCTTCCCGGTCTGCCTTGGCTTTTTCCCGTTCAGCCTCGGCTCTTTTCCATTCAGCTTCCTGTTCAGCCTCAAATGTATCCAGAGATTCAAGAAGGAGCTTTAGTGCTTCAGAATATTCCAATTTAGAGAAGTCCATTCCTTCATGGGCTCTTTTTGCTATTCGAAACATTTGTTCATTGAAATCCATCATATCTCGATCCTTATCCTTATTCAATATGTCTAAGAGTCGTTGAACATGAGCGTATTCATCATCAGAGTAAATTGAATCTTCACTTGTACGAGTCTTAGGAGACTCGGGTTCAACAAACCAACTACTATATTCATTCTCTTTTTCTGTTGAGAGTCTTTGGAATGCATTTTGAATCTTTTGAAACTCACCTGTGTCACCTCCTTTGTCAGGATGAAGTGTCCTGGCTAATGTTCGGTATGCTTTTTTGACAACCTGGAAATCGTGTGTCTCCTCAGGTAATCTCAATGTTTTTAGTGCTTCTGAAATACTCATTACACTGGATCCCGCTTTTTTCTTCATCTTACGAGTTCTATTTTACGACGTGTTCTCTTAGGCATGAGTTATACCATAGTATAGATTTTACATTTCATTGGGGTCAATAAAGAAATCATCGCGTAATTGTTTCATCAAATCATCACCCACATCACCATTAAGATACTCTTCAAAAGATTTACCTGATGCCATTTCTTTTAGAAAGTGAATTGCATACATCCCGCATTGAGAACCTCGCTTTTGAAATTGATTGTCATTGTAAAAATATCGTAAACCTTGATTGCATTCATCCGCTTGTTTTTGCGCTTTTTCAATTAATTCTTGGATACGAGAGGGGGGTTTTCGACCATAACTGTCAAAATAATACACTGCGGGCGATTCATAATTCTTTCCTTGTAAATCCATGTACAATGATATCCAATGTTCTCCAGGTTTGTTATGAGGGTCTGTATTAAATACAATCCCAATTTGATGTTCATTATTATCAAGATGTGTTTTGCAATCAAACTTACATAAAGGACGACTTACACTACAATCTGAAAAATCAATCGGGACCGCCCCATAAGAATAAAATCCAGGATACTTGTTTTCTTGGCGTTTTAAATATTCGGTGATATCATCGGTTGACAGTAAGGCATTTTGGTCAATGTGTTCACCGGGAAGATCTTCCGGTGCAACTTCGGCTCGTTCGGGCCTCAGCTCTGGTTTTTTCTTTTTCGCACGCTTTTTCTTTTTCTTTCTATTTTTCTTTACAGTCTTGCCCTTTTTCTGTAACCAGTCTTTAGGCATAACAGGGTTGAAGCTTTCGACAAATCGTTTCTTGTCTTTTCCTAGTTTTTTCAACAAATGAGTCATTGTAAGCATACATGCTTCAGAATCACAGCCGTGTGAATCTTTGAGATATTTGCATATGTTATCGTGAAGAGTGTAGCACGGTAGTGTAGTGTCCATACCTAAGATTTTTGCAACTTTGCGAATCAAATCTTCATCTAAACACGAACCCGTGGTTTTGTTTTGTTTGACACAATGTTTGGGCTTGTGTAATCGTTTTGAATAACCACCGACATGACCACCCGTCAGTTCTTGTGAATAGAGATTGCTCATTTATATATTTTATATTATAATAAATAATGAATCACTTTCATCATTCAGATAATATCGGCAGTAATCCTTGCACAGATAAATTGTCTGATCTAGAATACTTGGAACATATGATACCCCATCATCAAGTCGCGGTGGATATGTCAGTAGCCCACATGCCCCATACAACGAATCCTCAAATACTACATTTGTGTAGAGAGATAGACAGGATTCAAAAATACGAAATATGGATCATGGAAAGAGTCAAGTATCAACTGATTCAAACAGTTTTTTCAGATGAATCAAGTGAAAGAAAACCAGTGTACACAAAATTAGATATGTATTCACCTAAAATGTCTAAAGATAGAGATGGAGAATGCGATCCACTGTTTTTTAAACCAGATGAACACGCGCACCATATGAAAAGTATGAAAATGACAGATAAGTCATATCTTGAACACATGATTCCGCATCATCAAGTCGCGATTGATATGAGTCAACGTTTACTCAGACACACTAACAACTCATATCTTATGGATTTCTGTAATAAACTAATCTATGATCAACAGGGCGAAATATTCAAAATGAAAAACATGCTACAAAACAAATACGATTATCATAGTCAATTGATTTAAAGTTTCAACTTCTACAGGTAATAGACTGTTATACAATTATGGATCTTGATAAAATGAGTGAGACCAAAAACATTATGATACAACACCTGCAAGAATTATATGATGGTTATGTATCTTTGCAAGAAAATCTTCATACACAATCTAAGGATTTTCAAACAGAAAGTTTGTCTCAATTAGATGCGATCAAAGGATCTGAAACACAGATTCAAACGCATATGGCACAGATACAAAAACAAGAGTCTGAAATACGCGATCTCAAAAAACAAAAACATGAATACGAAGAAATGATAAGAAATCTTCAAGACAAGTTACATGATACACAAACCAAGGCACAAGAGGAAGAATGCTCAAAGACTCGGTTTGATATGATGAAACAACAAGCAAAAGAGATAACTGAAAAGGACAGAGAAATAGAAAGATTGAATCGTCTGGTGTTATTACTCAAAAAGAAAAATGAAACCCAAAAGGCATCTCAGGAGACTTCAAAACAACTTGATGGCGGATGGTCGCCAACGGCATCGAAAACTCCTCGTCAAGAGGAAGATAACAATCCTGATGTGATAGATACTGTGTTATCTTCTGTTTCTGACTCGGTGTTGAAGCTTGAACAAGAGGTTGAACAAGAAGAAGTTGTTCACATAGAGCCAGAGCCATCTCCTTCTCCTTCTCCAGATGAAAAGGATGTTTCAGATGAGGTCGCAGAACCTGAAGTCACGGAACCTGAAGTCACTGAAGTCACGGAACCTGAAGTCACTGAAGTCACGGAACCTGAAGTCACTGAAGTCACGGAACCTGAAGTCACAGAAGAAGTTGTGGAAGAACCATCTGAAGAGTTGGAGGTACTTTCATATCGCAAGAAAAAGTACATTATCGTAACGGGAGATACAGACAACAATCTATATGCATGGTTAGAAGGAGATAAGAAGGGAGAATTACTTGGAAAGTGGGGGACCACGGGATCAGGGAAACGCAAACCTATGTTGCCTAAGAAAAAGTAAAATAAAATAATAGAGTATAACAAATGGGTCAGGGACAAAGTGGAATATCATACGACCCGAATGACAATCCTATCACTCCAATACCTGGAATAGGTCATTCAAATCCTGTGCCAAAAGGAGGTACTTGTTTCAGATTAGTAGACAAAAATGCGAGGCGTTATTACTTGAAAGAAGATAATTCAGTTTGGCTCTCTCTAGGTGCCCATGCGAATATTCTGACTGAAACTATCTATCCAGAACATTTAGAAGAAATAATCTGTTATTTCTTTGACGATGAAGATGAAGCTGGGTGTCGTTTATTTTACAAATATTTATCCAATTATCATGGTGAAAACAATAATGTAAACATTGATTTGTTTTTGAAGAATAACGATTTAGTGAAAGTGTATTCTCACATAATGAACAAAATAAACGAGTTAGAAAGAAAAGAACAAGGTTGTGCCTTCGCGATTTATCCTGATATTGAAAAATGTCTATTCTCTAAGATGAATTATCCGACAGGATCTCTTGAGGATATCGACCAATTCATGGATGATTCAACCAAAATATTAGAAAGTCCTGTATATCAAGATTTTGATGGAAATTATGATAATTGGAAACGCAGATATGTTTTTTTTAGTGAATATTTGATATTTCTCGAAACATTCTATGAACCTTATTTCGTTTGCATGATACAGATGATTACAGATACACCGTCAAGGTATCTATATATAACCATTTCTAAAGTCTTGTATAGTGAATATTTTGAAATAGTCGAGAAAGTAAAATCAGGTTCCATGACGGATGAGGAACGGGCCGAGGATAAGAGACGGTTTGATGAAGGGTTGATGTGTATAAATTTTGATTGGTTCAATGATAGTATTAAGGATAGTATTGGCAAACTTGTTACTATGTATGGTGGAAATGTAGAAACTATAAGTCAAATTGAAATTACCGAACATGTACAAAAAATTAAAGAAAAGTTACAACAGGAACTAGTATTATTTCGCTTTGAACCTGCAATGGATTTATCGGAATCATCCACTTTAGAAGACATATATCTAAACATATACGGCCAGTTAACAAAAGAAATAAAAACACGGTTGTATAATCTAGACCCTAAAGTATTAGACAATGGCAAAACATATTGTATGAAAAAATTCTCAGAAACCTGGTCCACCTACAGGTCTTTTTATTCGGTTATACAGATAAGCGAAAATGAGGGAATACAGGCTAGAGATTCCAGTATAATTTCAAAAATTGAAGCAATTTTGAATTTTTTGAAAATTTCAGAACAAACAACAGAAGGGGATGGGTTGAGGATACAATTCCGAGATGGATTAGTTAAAATGAAAGAGATATGCGAATTTATATTTGCCGATGCATCACAACCCACAGACGATGACGACGCGTGTTATCAAATAATAGAATACATGAAAACTAAAAATAGTCATTTAATTGTCCGTTTGACATCTTTTGAATTTTACTCTATTTTCATGAATCCATCTCATACAGGAAATAAACAGCGTCTTATAGAATATCACCCAGTATTACAGGATTTGTTTTTAGATAATACACGACAATCCTTAGCATCAGGACGAAATGATGTTTATATGAAGGCGCCATTCAGTAGTAGTTCGGGTTGCGTTGTAAAAAAAACTGTTGTTGGAGCTACTGATAATTTAAACTGGGCACGTGCGATCCGTACCCTAAATGATGAAACAACATTGCACCGATGTCCCTCTTTTTTGAATCGGATAATATGCCAACACTCAAATCCAAGTATAGAAAAGTATGGAGAATATCGTTGTGTATTTGTTGGTGATGATGTTGCCATGATATTTGACCTGGCAACAAGACAGATCGTGTATTGCTCCAAAAAATACATGGAAATTGTCGCAACAGAGCTGATAACGAGAAAACAGGAAATTGGTGAAGGACCGGTTCCACAGCTGTTTCAATTAGGGAGAATAACCGATGGATATTACAATTACAGATATCTCACAGACAAGTTAAGGTCAGCGTCAGAAAGAAAATTTAGAGATTGGCCTTCACAACCGACGAGTCAAACATATTGTTCGGCTTTCAATACATTCAAATCTAAATTTGTAACCCCATTGATTGAGAAATGTAAAGAGCTTTCTCGTTTTTGTGAAGGTAGGGAATACACTGCATACAAATATTCTCGCATGGATTTTGTGATGAACAGAGATTTCGGTGGATTCAGTTTGGTTATGCCTCCTTGTAGTCAGTTTATACTAAATGAGATTGAAGATGGATCATTTGGAACCTTCTCTTACGATAACAATCCAGATTTTCTGCCCAGGACAGATACAAAGGGGACCATCCCTGAGGCGGATAGGGTCTTCCTAGATGGTACGATTACTCCGTGGGACGACCGAGGACCAATGTTTTATATAAGTCCCCCAATACATGATATAATTTCAGTATTTCCAACTTTGTATATGCATTATGAAAAAGATGAAAAAGCTAGAAATCCGGCTAGAGAGCCATCTAGAGGACCGGTCATAGAGACATCCGCTGATGCACCCGGAAGGGCCCATTGGCGCCATCCGGAAATATATCATTCAAGAATAATATTCGGCTATATGAAAGGTTTTGTGAACAGTTTTACACAAAATATACTACGATTGTTTCAATTAGGAGAAGACTACACGGGTATTATACAAGAACATTTTTATGAAATCTATTTAGTGTTTGCATATTACTCACAGAACAAACACCCTGAAGATTTTGTAGATCAACATAGTTTTGACGCACATCCTGAACCACCCGAGTTCCCGACCTTTTTAGATCGTGTGTTGATAGAAAAATATCCAGATATTCAAAGACAAAGTGATGAATCTGACGGAAAACTCGCATTACGTATATTTGAAACTGTATACAAACCAAGAACAAAAAGTGCTATAAAACAACTTTCAGATTTTCCATATTATGAGGATAAGGGAGTGTATCCTCTCGAATTTAAGGTAGAATTATATGATAATCCGTACATGCGTGATTCTTCGTACATTATAGGAAAATTTTTGTTGAGACAACAGGAATCCCAGGGTCAAACCGCCTCTGGATACTCTCGCAAAAAGAGACGCACAGCACGAAAAAGGAAAACCAAACGAAAACAGACGAAACGAAGACGCGTAAAACAGAGAAAACAGACGAAACGAAGACGTACTCGTACAAAGAGATATAATTAACCACGATTAAATAACTATGTAATATATTATGTGTTTTAGTTTTGAAGTTAGTATAGCCACTCTCGTATTTTCTTGGACTATTGGACTGTATCTTTTAAACAACAGAACATTAATCAAAGAAAACACATATAATGTATATTTTTTGCTATTGTTTTCACTTATGCAAATTCCGGATGCAATCTTGTGGAAAAATAATATGAAACGAAACAAGACGAATTATATTGTGACATCGTTTTTCATACCTTTACTCTTAAGCGCACAGGTGTTGTTTAATGTGTTTATAAGAAACAAAGAAACAAATACAATCATAATCCTATTGATATTGTTCTACGTTGTGTATCTGTTTGTCAGATTCAATGGATACTCTGTTGAATCCTCTTGTAAAAATGGAGTCTCATCGCCTATATGGGGAGAAATTGAAATAAATTACATCGAACTTGTGTTGTTTGCATTTGCCGTAAGTTATCATAATCCTCGAGTGTTTTTGTTTTTTGTATTGATATTCTTCCCATTGATACGCCACTTGTTTTCTGGAGGATATGGCTCTTTATGGTGTTTGTTGTCAAACTTGATTGCAATCCAATTGTTGATCACTACCTAAGTTGTCTTGAGAAACTTGATAAATGCATCTGTGTAATCTTCTTTCGTACTGCATTCTTTGAATATACGTAACAATCTTTCTGTATCATATAAAAACGCGTCCATCAGTTTGGGATCAAGATAGTTTGATTTACAAACAGATCGTGTATTGTGCAACTTATCGGCAACTTTGTCTATACAACTGTGTAGCGTTTGTTTTTTTTCTTTATCAGATGAGTGTATAACATCTGATCTTTTATGTGATTGTTGTAATTGATATATCAATTCAATGTTAGCTCCCCATGTACGAAAGTTTTTGGTTGTGAAATTACCAAACCTTCGCAAATATCGGTTGACATCAGATGATCTTACTTGAAAGTATTGATTTCCTTTACGATAGGTAAATAGTTTTTCAGAATGATTGCGAGACCGTTTCTGAGTACGGATTTCTTTTGACAACTTTTTGTTACGAATCGTGCATTTATTACGGACGCCCTTTTTACCGATGAAATCCACTGTTATCTTGGGTCCTTGAGTTTTCACATGACGAGATTCTAAGGTAGTCGCACCATAAGATTGATTGTCAATTGTGTATTTTTCATTTCCCACGCGGATACTACATTCAATAACAAATCGTAAAATCATTGCAATTTGTTTGTCTTTGGAATCATCCGTCGAATACAAATCTTGTTGAATCTTTTTGAGGATCTTTTGATATGATTCTCCAAATTGTATCATATGATGAAACTTTTGAACACTTTGGCGTTTTGTATAATTTTTGTTGTATGTATATTGTGCTCTATCTTTTGCGTCATAACCAATGGCTAATACCTTCGCTCGTTTATTCAAATTGATTTTCACGCGATCCAATGCCGGCGGAATGTAAAGACCTTCTAATGCTTGATTGACAATCGATTGTTTGACTAATTTCCCACGAGGATCAGTGTATTTGTAGGTGTACATATCCTTTTTATGTGTATGTATCGTCCGTAAAATATATCGTTTCATTATTCTCTATAGTATACTACAAAAAACTTTGAGGAAATATATATAACAATTACGCAATATCAGATACAGAAGGTATCCCTGCATTTTGTTTGTCATATTCAGTTATGTTGGGAATCTCTATATCATTCACAAGATCAAGTAGAGGAGCCAAATTAGGATAGACAGTTTCATTTGTCCCCCCCAAACGTATCATTTGCTGAAGAATATATTGCATTTTGATAGCTGATTTTTTCCATTGAAGTGAAGGGTCATCTCCGATTTTAATCTTTTGGTTTTCTGAGACAATCTTCGAGAAAATATGATGAGGATTATTTTGAGAATCTTTCCAGACAAGTTTGAGACGTGTTCCATATATATAGAGTTTTGTTGAGGATATACCTTCACAACCTCCTTGACTTCTAGGTAATACTTCACAGCACTTGATTAACGTATCGGGAGCTGAATCTCGGAACCAATAAACTTCAACAGGGACATCTAAGTAATTTACAAATACAGGACGCGTGCGTGTCTGATGTTTCACTATATTTTCCATATACTTTTCATATTGTTCATCTGTCATAGTTCCATGGGGTGTTGTTTTGGATAGTTGTTCTGGTGGAATATGGACAGTGAATGGAATCGGTGGAGGTGGTCGTTGGGGGGCTTCAATTATGCGGTTACGAAGCATTGAGAAGTATGTATATATATATATTTTTAAGGAGTTTGAACAATACTCATCACGATCATCAAATTTAAACACAATACCGAATACTATGCAACATTGGGTCTCATGAGCTTTTACGCGTTTCATAAAGGTTATAGTTATGGTTTCTTAGGATACATTCTGGAACAACGGGTTTCAGTTTTATTGAAGTAAAACAAAAAAAAATGTAATATACACATATATATATATATTCACTATGGATCTACGTTCTATGTCGGATAAAGCGTTTTCCAAATATCGTTCTGATTTTTTTACGGAGATAAAAGATTGGACGCCCGAGGAATTAGAAAAGAGCGAGAAAATCATCAAGGAATCAAATAAAAGACTCGCTTTGAAGAGACTTCAGATAAAGAAACCGGGAGGATTAGACAAGCATTTGCCTGACGATTTACTAGAGAAGATTGCAAAGTCGTATCCCCTGAGAGCAAAAAGTGTCAGAACCAAAAGAAAAAAGAGACGCCGAAAAAGAAAAACAAAAAAGAAAACAGAATAATCTTGTAACATATACATAATTATCTATGAATATCCATTGTTTGCCTTTCATCTCGTGAACATCTTGACGAGAAACTAACGTGAAAAATTTGAAATGTGGGTGTGCAATCGTTTCAACGTTGCAAACACACTCATATATATAGCTAATTAGATTACAAAGAACTCTTAACAACCCCCTTCTGAATAACGAATACAGAGAAACTTTCCCAAGTAAACTATGTTCGCTATCACCAACAAACATGCCGGAAAGGTACGCGTTTCCCGCCAATCAGCTAACAAGTCGTTTGTCAAGCCCAAGCAATCACGAAAACAACAATCAGTGAAGAAGGAGATGACTTTGTATAAAAAGCTTTTGGAACCACAAAAGCACTATCTAAAGGAAGGTATATCACCTGAAAAATACAAAACCATTCTCCAAGAGAAGTGCAACAAGGGACATCATCATTATTCGTCAGTCACAGATGAATTGATTGATCTGCTCGTTTCACGATATGCTACTAAGGTTTCAGAGACGACTGAAAAGACAAAGGCATTGCGCAAAGAAAAAGAAAAGAAGCGTCAGATGCGAAAGATGATTTCAGAAACACGTGCAAAGTTGGTAGAAGAAAAAGACAAAGAATTGCGAAAAGAGATTACCAAGCATCTTTTGTACTTGGGTCATGTGAAAAAGAAAGAACAAGAAAAAGAAAAAAACAAGAAAACTGAAGAAACACCTACACAAGAACCTTCCGAGGAAAAACCCACAACAGAACCCAGAGAGAAAAGCAATTCGAATGAACTAACCAGTGTAATCGGGGGAAAGTATTTGGAAGCACACGATACACGGTGGACAAACTTGTATGAGAAACTCGTATCAGATCGCAACTGTTTGAAGTTTGATATTGCAGATGATGCAGACTGGTATCAGTATCTGATGAATGGTGGTAAATAAGTCATGGCAAGTTAGTAGTAGGTAGTTAGGATTAGTTTTTTATTTAAACACACGGATGCATTTTGTAATCATATATATAGATATGGAAGTGGAACAAATGACGCGTTCTCTAAAAGAGTATCAGGTGTTTACTGAAACAATGATTGAAATGTATCGCGAACGTATGAAAGAGTTGGTTATGTCTGATGATACACCCGATTACATGCGAGATATGTATATCGAGTCACCTAATTATTTAGAAGCAGATAACTTGTTACGGATGCTCAAAACATATCATTGGTTATCTTTGACAGACAAACAAAAAAAAGACAAGTTAGATGACCAATTAGAGCAATATTTTTATGTATATAGCGATGATGATTACAGTGACGAATACAGCGACGAACGTAGTGATTACACTGACGAAACTCGTTCAAATCAATCAAACGCAGATTATGATTTAAACGATAGCGATGGTTCAGTAGTAGACAACAAAGATGAATCACGTGTGTCCCGATAATAAACAATCGTATTTCACCAATTGGGCGACTCAAGAAAGATATGCTGTTTGTACTCCTGAAAAGAATACATCAGATACAAAGAAAACCAAACCCAAACACAAAAAGAAGATTGTGGTCAATGAGTATCCCGAGATTGATTTGACAAACTCTGTTGATTTTTCACCCACTGAATCATATAATTCACAAGAATGTATGAGGGAGGATCTTGATGGATGTTTTTATACTCGTCAAGAATTCAAAGATCACTATGGAGATGATAGTATGTGGGAGTTTTGTAATCCTCGTCGCAAACATGTTCATAATATATTGTATGATGCGTTTGATTATGCATCCACAAATTCTCTGAGTGATGTCCAAACAGAGTTGTTGGTACGTTCTTTGATGGAAAATTTGAACACAGAAATGTAGATTTTATGCTTAAATAATTATACAGTTACACTAAATAGATTGAATGGGAAACTGTTTTGGTAAACAAAGGGTCAGTATGAGAGATACGAAACGAGATCGTTTATTACAATTAGATAGATGTGAGGGAAATGGGAACCTACATAGTGATCCGCATTTTCTTTCCGAAGATATTGATCCCACTCGTCACAACAAAAAGACACCGATTGTCCCTAAAAAGGGACCGGTTATACCTCCGAATATACACCAGACTTAGGTACTGGATAGCTTGATGGATATTTTTTGATCTTGTTTTCTTTGAGATTTGATAAATTGTATGATGTCTTCTGAAAGAGTTTCGGGAGATTCATGTTTGTTTTGAAAGTATTTTTCAAGAGTATCCTTGAGAAATTTGTAATTGAGTGATTCATAGCTAGTTGTTTTGTGAAATCCGAGTCGTGCATTCAATGAATCGATATTAAATTGTGGAAGTTGTGTAGTATCAGGAGACACCTGCAATGAAGATTTAAGAGATTCCCCTAACTTGTCTCTTTTCTCCCGGTATTCTTTGGCTTCTGCATTCAGTTCTTTCAGTTTGGTTTCAAAAGAAATCCATCGCAACACATTTTGCTGTATATCTTCCATCTGTGTATATATATAATATATCTACAGTCTTTAGATTAGTTAAAATAACATATCTTGACATTCATCAACAATATCAGAAAGATTGCGATAACAATAAATGTAAATACACAGATAAAACCGAAGAAATAAGCATACAGTTTTTCTAACACGCGTTCCATAACTGGATCAAGTATATCATTCATCAATTTGTTCATATTCTCGGGTTTGTCTATTTCATCTTTCACTGAATCCAATAATTTAGAAGTTAATGAGGACAATGACATTGTAATTTGTGTTGTTATAATTTTGTGGTTTGAACCAATCTCGTGCAAACTCCTAAATTTGAAAATCACCTCAGTGTAAACCTCAAAAATTACTACATAAACAATAGAATGTCACCCACCTTTTCACACATGCCTACAAAAGAGTTAATCGAATCCGGAAGACTCAAAAAAGAGTCGGAACAACTGATGTTAGATGTGTGTTCGTATAAAAGCTCTCTGTGGGGATTTCGGTATTTCATTGACAAAAGGTATACACAGTATCTGAAAGATTTCAGTGAGTATTATTCACAGTTACCCCCGGAAAAAACAAAACGATGGATTCTAGGACATTTGAAAAAGGAACTGTCTTTCAAACATCTTACAGGCGAAAAAAGGGATGGAGAAATAGTAGAAATCGTTTATTTAAAAAGCAGTAATGCTTTTCTGAAAAACATTTGTGATAAATACTATGAAAAAATTGATACACAAAAGAAGATATTACAATTTAGTAAATACATGATCACTGAAGATATAACTGTGGATTTACCTGAAGATATAATACACAGCATATGTTCCTATGTTTCGTGAACTGCCCCCCGAGGCCTCGCTGTACGCTGCGGAGGCTGCACTTCCCTACGCGACAAAATGCCTCTTGTGTTTGGAGTAGTTCCAGTGCTCACCGAAACTGGAGCTGGACCCGCCTGAGAAGGGGGGTGTGGACCCGCCTGAGCAGTTGTTTGTGGACTCTTCAGTGATTCTAATAATCCTTGACTAAAATCGCCACTCGTCGTCGCTCGGCCCGGATTTATTCTTTCTGGAGATTTACCTTTAAGAACGAAAATAACTTGGTTCACTCTTTGTTTGTATGGTTCTGAATCAGAACTTTCATAAAATGAATTGGAATTGAGTATGCATTTCTCAACAAATGATTTGAGTTTCTTCATCATTTCTTTTACGGTAATGCTAGATGCGGTGAGTAATCCCCCAGTTGTGATAATACCGATCTTAGTTACAGCTTCACCTATCAAATTAGCAGCGCTACTTGAGGCAATGGCACTCTCTATGGCCGTTCCATAAATATCGGCGGCAAGCTTCGCAGATTCGAGACCTGCATCGGCTAACATTCCATGAAAAGCTCCTTCCATTAAATTCTGTGTTTCGTATTTCTCAAAGAACTCCATTTGTGTTTTGTGTTGTTTCTCAATATTGTCAAAATATTCCTTAACATAAGGAACATCTTGTCCGGAGGAACTCGTTGTAGATACTCTTTCAAGGTTTTCTAGTGCTTTAATTCGTTCATCTAATTCTTTCAGTTTATCTTTTTGTGTCATGTAGGAACCCATTGCATTCAGTTTAGGGTTTGGGTACTTTTGTCTGATATTTTCTAGCTGTGTTTTATCTCTTTTCAACAGTTGTATCCCCTCCTTTAAATTTTTTGGATACTGTAATAGTAACCTTTTTTCTACACTATGCTTTCTGTCTTTGTTAAGTCTCATAAAGACCACCACTCCTCCATCTGTTGTTTCAGATGTTCCAGGGGTATCAAACAATTGTTCAAGAACTGCTTTAGTATCTGTTAATTTTGTCTCATCCTCTGATATTCTCGTATCAGCTGTGTCAACAGTTCTCTTCAGTATTGTGCACACATGATTATAGGTACTCGTTTCTCCGGGTGGTTCTTGTAAGGATACAATTCTCTTTCTTAAATACGAAATGTAATTATTCACGCGATTGTACAAATCCACAAGTATGATTAATTCAGTGCTATCAGAAACTTCCTCAAGGTCAAATGCTTCTCGTATAGCCAATCTGTAATAGGTTGCTAGTTTTGTTTCCTTTAGAAATTTACGATCTGAAAAGGGTATTCCCATTAATTCTTTTGCTAACAATGAAGTCTTGCCTTCAGACAAACCAGTTCCATATGTGTTGATCGTTTGTTCAATTGCACACAGGATCATATGACGCAAAGATACAACATTAGAAAGCAATAATCCGTCTATATCTGGTATGTATTTCCCACCTTTGAATAGTGCACTGATTTCATCTATGCTTGGTTTTAGCGCGCCTTGACCCTGTGTGTTTCTTTCATTTTCTATTCTTGCCGCACCGAAAGCTAACAATCTTTTGTCATCTTTGATTTTACCCGCGGTATCAGCGAATTTACTTTTTATAGATTTTAGCATGCTGGATCCTCCTTTGTGATTTATTGCAGTGCGTCTTCTCCGACGTGCTGTGCGCCGGACTCTTCGCTTAGAGACTGCTCTGTGACGACGAGTTTTGTGTCTGTGTTTTCTTGTTTTGGCATGCTTGCGTGAATACCTTCTACGGGAATTCATTATATATATATTAAATAATAAAATTTGACCCAATTTAAATAGTAAAGCCCAAGATAAACTAAACAAACATGGGAATCAAAGGCCTCACTCCACTCTTGAAAGACAAAGCCCCCCAATGCATCGAGAGTATATCTTTATCACAATTACGAGACAAACGTATCGCAATTGATATTAGTATCTTTCTCTACAAAAGTTTGTCCAATGTTAGATACAATGGAGAATATCTTAGAAATAGTGAAGGAAAGATAGTAAGTCATATTGTGGGTATCTTTCAGAAAACAATCCAATATTTGTCTGTTGGAATACAACCGATTTATATCTTTGATGGGAAACCACCCGAAGAAAAACGAGAATGTATAAGAGAACGCAATCAAAAAGTAGCAGAGTGTAAACAAAAAATGGAATCAGAACAAACATCTCAACAAGAAAAACAAAAACTGGAAAAAGGAACGATACGACTAACTAAAGAGCACATAGATGATGTCAAGCATTTGTTTGATTTGATGGGTATATCTTACATTCACAACGATATAGGTGAAGCAGAAGCTTATGCTGCAGAATTGTGTCGTTTGGGATATGTGGAAGCAGTGGTGACAGAAGATATGGATACATTGGCCTATGGTTGTCCCCGAATGATACGAAATTGTATTGATCGGTCAATCAAACGAAAAGATGTCGTATCTTGTTTCTCTTATGAATCGTTGATCAAAGGGTTTGACGTTACGCCAGAACAGTTTGTAGATATATGTATCTTGTGTGGATGTGATTATTGTCCCACAATCCCTAAAGTGGGACCCATCCGGGCATTTCAATATATCAAACAATATGGGAGTATTGAAACGATGATAGACTCTGGAAAGTTTGTCATACCTGATGGATTCAAAGAAAGATTTGAAAAGAGTCGTGAATTATTTCAAGTCTTTAGGGACAAAGTGGATATTACTGCATTGCCTCTACATAGCAGTGAAAAGAATTTACTGGGATTAAGACAATACTTGATACACGATTGTAGTATGGGAGAAACCAAAGTACAAAATGCATTGAAAACAGGATACAGGATCACTCAATAACGACAACATCGAAAACAACCAAAACAACCACAACAAAACAACATTCTGAAATAATATCCACAGGATCGTTTGTTTGTAAATTCATCAGACCATTGCTGGATAGTATATCTGTCACCCATTGAGAAATTGCATCGGTCACAGATGGGTTTCAGGTTTTTTATCGATAGTGTGCCTCCCTTACTTTCGGGTTGATCATGACCCACGTGAAAATTAAAACAAGTAATCTTATTTTTACACCAAGGAACATAACATCGTGTTTCAAACACATTCCCCATGTTTTGAACCCACACTTGTTCTCTCACTGCTTTGGGTATTTTTTGTTTCGAATATTTCTTATCCTCTTGTTTTTCAGTGTGTTTTTCAGCATGTTTTTCAACGCGTTTTGGATTGATGGGTATTGTTTGAGGGTGATTCATAGTTTAAAAACATACCTCTTGTTTAAGTATATGTATTATTACCGAAGAATCCACGATATTGAGGGATTGCGAATCATATATGTCACATTTAGCGATTACAATCGGCTGAGTGGATTCAATGATTTGTTAGAGTTATGGAAATCACAATATATCGAACAAAGAAGGTTTCGGTTTGTCTTTGATACAAAAGGTCTCAAAGAACTCCCTTCATTGTATTATTGTTTTCAGATGGCGTGGTTTATTCGAAGATTGAAAAAAGATTATCGTGATCAGTATCTTGAACGTTCTTTGATACTTGTGAATCGTGGGGGTATACGAAGATTGTTGGATTTTATCTTTGCGATACAATCACCTGTAGCACCCGTCTACATCTATCATCATGAAACGCCTGTTGATTCAGAACAGATGATACAGTTGGTGCAACAAAGTACAATTCAGGGAAGAGACATTACTGAAATACTACCGTAGTCTTTTTCGTTGACCTACCCTGGTGACATAGTAGTAAATAAACAGTCCGTAAAAGTTCTTCGCAAACACATCTAAGATGTTGTACAGTGCGTTTTTCCCTACCACTGGCAAGCACGCAGCTACGGCATACAGTGACCAGAGTGTAAACATAACCCAAAACAATCCCTTCCCTAATTCTGTATATCGTGCATAATTGTCATAAATAAACTTGAAACTCATCACAAAGGGTATTGTACCAAGTGCGACTGATTTATATACAGATAACACGCCAATTTCACCTAAAAATCCAAAACACAACATACCGAGATTCAATGTAGCGATTATCAAGATATCTTGTTTACGACTTTTCACAAACTCGATAAGGGTAAATGAGTCTTTGTTTTCTTGCTTGACCCGAAGATATTCCATAAATACAATTGTACTTACCAACATGGTAGGTGTTGTAAAGACCCAATCAATGTAACGTCGCGATGTCATCTTGTCTAAATCTTTCAGAGCGAGTATCACCCAAATGTAAAACCCGGCTTCAATAAATTGCACGATGGCTTCTAATATCAAGATATCATGTAACACGCTGTCGCGAGGTAACAAATTGTAATTGAGACCATCTAAAGAGATAAGTGTCGTTACAAGTTGCATCAAAAGAGACACATACACTGTTTGTTTCACTAGTATGTTATTGATCATTTATATATAGCTTATATTTTAGCAATGAAACTGGTGACATAGAGTGTCTATAATTTTAGGAAACTTTTCTAGCATTTCATGAAGTCGGGTATGATTGTCTAAAAAGGTATCTTGTATCGCATGTTGATAGGTTTCATATTGAGGTTTTATATATATATAGGATAGAGCACCCAATCCCACAAAAAACAGTGTATTTGTGACAAATAGTGTAGTCGCTAAACAACATGTATTACTGCTTTTAGAAGAATTACGTTGCATCTCTCTTTGAATATCTCTTCTGATATCACGATGTATGCCACCTAAAAGCAGATCGTTTTGATTGTCCATCATCTATGATTACTTGTAGGTACTATTATTTAAATTAGGATTTCAGAGTATATCCCCAACCAAAACCACGAGGGGCGCGCTTGCGATAACCTTGACCGCTTTGTGACAGAGGTTTGCCACGACAACTCAAGATGTATCCCACAAGTCTTCCTTTAGACCATCTGTGATAGCTTGATTCGGTTTTGAATTCATCCGGTTGTCTATCAGTCATTTTCTTTACCATCAGTTTGAGTTCAGCCAATGGTTTTTTACGAAGTTCATCTAGCGACAAAAACTCAAATTGACTTTTCACCTTGGTATGTTTTCCCTGACACCCTGATATCAATCCGATGATTTCTTCTCGGGTTTTCAATCCTTTGCTTCCCAACGGAAACATCACGGTTGATCCTGGACGTTCATTGATTTGTTTCACAAGAGATTTCAGTTGAGGCAATTTCATATCTTGTAAATCTTGTTCCGTATAGGTATACAAATCTTTCTCTACTGACTCTTGTTCCTCATCTTCATCTTCATCCTCATCCTCATCATCATCCTCATCCTCATCCTCATCCTCATCATCATCGTCGTCATCTTCGTCCTCATCTTCATCCTCGTCATCATCTTCGTCTTCATCCTCGTCTTCATCCTCGTCATCATCATCTTCGTCATCATTTTCTTCGTCATCATTTTCTTCATCTGTTTCAGGAGTACCATCTCTTTCTCGGATGTGTTGTTTCTTTTTACTATCGTTTAGCCAATCTATTTTCTTGCATTTCTTTCCAACCATTGTGGCTGTACCAACTTCATCCAACATATCGTTGTACACTTTGTTTGTTTTGGGATCCAACAAATAGTCAACGCCTTCAAATGCTATGCTTATATAGTCGGAAGAATCTCTTTCATCATCGTCATCATCTGGCGTTTCTGGTGAGTCTTCTTCTACATCCTCTTGTTCTTCTGCATCTTCATCAGAGTCGTCGTCATCACTTTGTAAATCATCATCATCAAACATAACGCGTTGGGAAGACCATCCTTGCACGCCCGGTCCAAATTCCAATACATTGTTAACCCCGACTTCATATAAATGTTGTAGTAACCTACCTGCAGATTTGCAGGTATCATTCATGCAGTATACCACGATCGGAATATCTGTGAGTTTGAGTTTTTTCTCACGAACTGCGGATTCAATCGGTGGATACTTGGACAAATTAGATTCAAGAAACTCAGTAACTCTTTTTTCTTTTTCCTTTGTAGACAACTTATCCAGTGTTTCTCGAGGAAGGTTAACTGTGTTGGGTATTTTGTCTTTTTCATACATTTCTTTGGGTAATGAATTGATCACCATTCCGGTTTTCTCTTTGAGAACCGTATCGAGCGCATCAATTGATATCTGACACACCACTCGTTTGGTTTTCATTGGCATCCAGACATGTTCGTCGCGGTTTTCAATCACATAATGAACATGACGACAATAGGTTATCCCATCTACCTCATAAGGTTGAGGACAATTCAGTTTCACAGACACTTTTCCCTTCTCGTCAGTTTGTTTCATTGCGTGATTGATATCATCTTGATAGGCTTTCCCTGGAGCTTGTATCTCCATAGGATCTTCACTCGATGTTGATGCCCAAGCAACGACCCAAGCATTTTTATTTTCTGATCCAAGTGATAATTCTAAAGATATAGGATTGTCTCCAAGAGTAGGTGACTTTTCCTCAAGATTGTCCCTGTTTTCAAGACTGTAATCTTTATCACAAGTTAGAAACTTGGGATATGGTGAATAATTCCCTACACGTTTGGACCATTCGGGAACCTCTTCTGTAGATTCTGCAAATTCACCCATTGTGTTGTCATCCGTATCTTTGTCAGATTTTGCAGCGGCTTTTTTGGAGGAGCGTTTAACTTGGGGTGGCGGGATCTCTGTGTCATCCACCTTACAATTTAAACACATCTGAGGAGATTCTTCTTCTACACTCATTATGATATGGTGGTAGATATAATATTTCACCATTGAACTTCTGAGTGTTGTGACAACAGTCTTTGGCTGTTTTTGAGAATTGTATCATACAACTTATCTTCAATGCCTTCAATTAGAATCTTAGCGAGTTCGTTTGCATTGGAAACGGCCAAACAATTTACATTGGGTGTAAAGACACTATGAGGATTGGATACCCACTCTGTATGTAATATCAAGACGCAGTTTCCATGGATTGCTTCCAGAAACGAATATTGTGTACCCCCTCCGTCTTGTTTAATGATAGACATATCAATCATATATTTGGCGTCTTTCAAAATCAAACAACCTTCTTGGGAAGGTTCAATTGTTTTCGGAAACTTCCCTTTCCAGTAATCGTGAAAATTCAACTTGTGAAGTTTGTGATACACATACAGTCTGTTTTCACTGCCAAATAAATAGATCGGGGGTTTTCCTGCATCCATAAGTTGTTGATTGGCTTGTAACAGGATATCTGTATGTTTGTCAAAATCAATCCTGGCGATTGACACGAACGGATAACCCATCCCTACACCTTGAGTATCGTTAGATTGTGGGATGTAAAATGGATGAGGTTTGTATTCAGCATCTATCTTGTGCACTTGTTTCAAATACTGTTTCACAGATTTTCGGATGGCAATCACACGAAATGTATGTAATAGGGGTTTGCCGTGTTCTCCCGATTGTACTAATGGATTGGGTGTCTTTTTGTTTGGCTGACACTCAGTGGGATCATGTATAACGATGCGTGTACCCGATGGAAAGTGTGATAACTTGTCCCAGTAATGTTTGTCAACCGCGGTAATCAGTGGATTCGGTAATTTCACTGCATCTTCTAGTGACATATTTTGATATTGGGATTCATATCCGAACTTCCTTTGATTTTTTTCGGTGCGTTTTGCAATTTTGTAGATAGGAGATTGTGACAACTTGTGCAAATGAGCTGTAAACGTAACCCATCCACCATAGGTGGGTTTCGCTAAATAGAAAAGTGTTGAGTCCATTATAAGATTGTATATGAAAGAATGTTTAAGTTTATTTCGGGGAGGGAGATGTTCGTTTCAGGCGTTTGTGATCTTTGATAATCGATTCTGCTTTGTATCCGATGCCGATAGATACTAAAATACTGATGACAATGATAATGATTATATGATAAGGTTTTTTGTGTGATCTACCCATATCTTCTAAATTGGTTATCGATGAACCAATATACGTTTCCAGTGTAACACTCGGCAAGCTTCCTAAGAAAGATGCAGTCACATACATGAGTGGATTCACCTTGGTTGTTCCCCAAAAGTAACTTATCATATGATAGGGGTAGATAGGTGGTAATCGTGACAATGCGACAAGTTCAAACCAATCCATAGTAGTGAAGTCGTCTTCGCTTTCTTGTAATTGTTTGAGTGCGGGGTAGCCCTGAATCATATGATTCACTTCATCCTTGAATTTGTATTTTGACAGATAAAACGAAACGATCCCTGACAATGAACAACCCACACTTGTGAGAACAACACCTTCGCCTAATCCAAAAATATATCCGGATACAAGATTAGGTATGGTTGAATCTTGAAACACAAGGTTCATTATGATAACAAACGATACAAAGTAGAGTCTACCCATGATACCTGCATCTGCTTGTCGTTTGATAGCTTTGATGATATGTAACATATATGCTTTTGTTTTAGGATGATGCATCATAAAAAAGATAAATATCGGTACCAAAACAACGCTCGCAATGATACCAATGTGTTTTGAAAACTGTGAAAAGTTGATATGAGATACGCTAACCATTTGTATATACAAATAGATAATAAAAAAACAGTATAAACTACAAGATTAATGCTTCTTTTTTCTTATCAGGATTCACATTCGATACGCGAATTGTTTTTTTAGTAGATGAATGATTCTTGCCACCAGTTTGTGGCGTTTTCTCAGGTTTGTCGGTATCAGATGTATCGGTATCAGATGTATCGGTATTCGGAGTTTCTTTTTTATCAGAGGGTTTCGCGGAAGGAGGTCGTGTGGGTGTTTCTGCAAGATTGGATGGAACTAAGATATCTTCCATAAGATTTTTCTTTTCAGTTATCCCGATACGTTTCTTTTCAGAAGATTTTGATTCTGACGTCTGTTTCAGTTTCTTTTGTTCGCGAACAAACTCAAGATCTTTTTGAATCTTACGACTGATGGGTTCATATAAATCAGAATATTTATAAGGAGTGTAATGTACTGTACCTAATGTCAATCGTGTATTCCGGTAGTTTGCAAGTGACACGCCCTCTTGAAAGTCCCGTTGATTGATTCCAGGTTGATTTAAAGCCATATTGATAATTCACATATTATAATTTTCATGCTTAAACCATTTCATACACAAGGGAAAATTGAAATTGGGATTGATGAAGCTGGGCGAGGCTGTTTGATGGGTCCGGTATGTGTAGCTGCCGTGGTATTGAATCCTGATTGTGAGGTATCTCCACCGTATGAAATCAAAGATTCCAAGAAATGTTCTGAAAAAAAGAAAAACGCATTACGAGACTATATTGAAACACATGCGATAGCATATTCTGTCAAGATGATATCTGTACAAGATATTGACTCGCTTAATATCTTACAAGCGACAATGAAAGGCATGCATCAATGTATTGATGATATAAGAAAAACATTCGAACCCGATAGTTTACTCATTGATGGAACCTATTTCAATTACTATATGACAGAAGAAATGGAAAGCATACCTCATTATTGTGTTTCAGGTGGCGACGATATCTATCAGAGTATAGCCGCTGCATCCATTTTAGCCAAAACATATCGCGATGAATACATGAAACAGCTTGTCAATGACAATCCTATATTAAAAGAATATGAGATTGAGAAAAACAAAGGATATGGTACAAAGAGACATATGGATGCATTAAAGACTCACGGTGTCACAAAATATCATCGTCGCTCATTCAAACCTTGTCAAAAATAAAATAAGAGTTTCTTATACAAGGGAATTGTGTATCGTATGCTTTGTGAACCCGCTGTCAGATTTCATTCTATGTCTCAACAACTTGAATATTCAAAAGACAGTCATATAAATAGTCATACAGACAATGCATCGTATATTTCAACGAAAACTTGTGACGGACCCAATCCTTATTCTGTATTATTTGAATGGTTAACAAGCAGTTATTTAGATTATGGCAATCGAGACCCCGAAATATACATACATAGTATACCCAAATCAGTGATAAAGATGCACGGAGATACATTTATCCGAGATGTGTATCATCTATGCGATAAATTATCACAAGTGACAAATATCCGTTTATATAGTAATTTGAAACAGATTCGTTCCTCAGACCGACATATGTTGAAAACTCTGTGTCAATGGATTCACATTGCCCAACTCGAACTGAAAATATTAAGCTAGGATTACAAAGATTGATTCGGCTGATCTACTAGAGGAAGATCATATTCTAGGGGCCAACAATGTAACATTTCTTCATCACCGTTTTCGATATAGGCGATATGTTTATCTTTAAACTGTCCCAAGAAACTGCTGTGTGATACAATCGCAATGCGTTCTTGAGGCAATTCTCGTATATATTCCTTGACATCTTGTATACGATGATTTAATGCATCTATACTTTCCCTCTCAGGTGTCCAATAGATATCATCTATGGATTGGATTTCTGAGAAATCAATATCGGGAAACTCCACAAATCTTTCGTTGAGTGAAAGACGTTGATTGCAAGTTTCTTGCCCGATTGGATATTCTCGGATGTGTTCAATACATCTCATCGGTATGTTTTTTCTACGAAAGATCCCATGAGCTGTTTGAAGTGCACGTAACAGTGGACTCACAAGAACCAATTGGATACCATATTGGTCAATCGTTTCGTGTAATTCATTACTTTGATCGTGACCTATATCTGTAAGGGGAGCATCAATGACTTCTTGTACACGAAAGGCTTTGGACCCAATGATGGGGAACAATTCGTTGTGATAAGCATGTCCATGACGAATCAAAAACAATTTCTTTGAGAACATCGTTTTGTTAGTATATTTTAAAAGATTAGACATGTTTAAATCTGTTTAATATTTTCCACTGCTTCTTCTTTAGACTTATAAATTTATACTAGTCTTTTTCTTACCGTGTCTCTTTCGTTGACTACACCTCCTACACTAGCAACAACTCTTCTATATTATTTGGGGTATTTATGAAATTGTATTACCCTTTGTAATCATAATTTATTTTCTTTTTAAATGTTTCTCATATTTAGACCAATCAAAATCACCCTTTTTCATAGCATCCTTATACCAATCTGTCATTAATTGTAATGTATTATCCTCGCGATCAAGCATTCCTTCACAATCAAAATTACGACTTCCAGGATTTAATTTAGAATTTTTCTCTGTCTTTCTACACACTTTTACATACTCTCTTTGTATTTTGGTGGGTGGTTTTGGTTTCTCATCACCATAGTCAAATCCTTCAACATATCCTTTTTTCTTTTTAGATTCAATTAATTTATCATATGTTACATCTACTTTGGATCCATAGTCTTTTGTAGTCATTCTACCCAATGACCCTATCTTACCATAATGAGTTGTTATTTTTGTCCCATCTTTAACAATTCTCCAAAACTTATTACTTGAACCGAATATACTTTTGTATTCAAAATAAGCCG